AGATTGGATACATACTAAACAAAGTGTTCCCTATATGGGAATGTTGAAAAAAATTGTAAGTATTGGTCGTGTAAAGTGGATAGAAAATAGTAAAAGTGTTGGTAAAGATAATTGTTGTTGGTATCTTTTCAATGCCAAAAAATCAGTAGGAACACCAGTAAGATTTTATGGCAGACTTCCTTGACATACGCAATGAATTTGTGTTATAATGAAAGAATCGAATAGGAGAAATAAATGGCTACAGGACTAATGAGTAAACTACGAAAGAATTCTTCTTTCAAAGATGGTAGGGTAAATGTCCTATCAGAATCAAAATACTTAAACGACAAAACCAGTACACCAACACATATTCCAGCAATGAATATTGCATTTTCTGGTACACTAAATGGTGGATTTACATCTGGACTTACGATGCTCGCAGGGCCTTCAAAACATTTTAAGACTGCATTTGGTCTGATTATGATGAAATCATATATGGACGCCAATCCAGAGTCGATTGTGTTGTTCTATGATTCAGAATTTGGTACGCCGCAAGCATACTTTGATATTTTTGAAATTGATACGAGTCGAATTGTACATGTGCCTGTTACAGATTTAGAAGAACTTAAATTTGATATGGTATCACAATTAAAAGAACTAGATACCGAAGATAAAGTATTCATTATGGTGGATTCGGTAGGAAATCTTGCGTCTAAGAAAGAAGTCGAAGATGCAGAGAAAGGTAGTAGCGCAGCGGATATGACCCGCGCCAAACAGTTTAAGTCTCTTTTTCGCATGATTACACCACATCTCACCATGAAAGATATTCCTATGGTTGCTATCAACCACACATACGACTCTCAGGGTATGTTCCCTACTAAGGTTGTATCTGGTGGTACTGGTATGTATTATAGTGCAGATACCATTTGGATCATCGGCCGTCAACAGGATAAAGTGGGTACAGAGATTGCTGGATATCACTTTGTAATTAATGTTGAAAAGTCGCGGTTTGTCAAAGAGAAATCTAAAATTCCTATCTCAGTTTCATGGGAAAAGGGTGTAGATAAATTCTCTGGACTTCTTGACATGGCACTAGGTTATGGTGTATTATTAAGATCTGGAGCATGGTTGCAACATGTCGATATGGAGACCGGAGAAGTCATTGAAAAGAAATTCCGCGAAAAGGAAACCCATAGTGCAGAATTTTGGGAACCTATTCTTGCCGACGAAAAATTCAATGATTGGATTGTTAATAAGTACAGAGTTGGTGGATGAGCAAGTTATTTGCCTCAAAATATATGTATCAGGAGAGATTGGCCATATGTAAATCATGTGCCCAATTTCAACCGACTATAAAGATGTGTAAATCTTGTGGGTGTTTTATGCCTGCAAAGGCAAAAATCGCCAACATTGCATGTCCAGAAGATAAGTGGGGTGCGGTATATGGAACTGAAGATAAAGAACCAACTACAATGTCTTTATTTAATACTTTGACTGACGAAGAAAAGTCTGAAAGTTTGAAACGACAGGCTGAACATTTAAGACAAGAATCTGAAAGATTGATAAAGGAAGCGAATAAACTTAATGGAATTGACTGAACAAACAGTATTGAATTGTCTTTTTTCGGACGAAGAATATGTGAGAAAAACACTGCCCTTTATTGAAAGGGAATATTTTGTAACCGAATCGAATAAAGTAATATTTGATATGGTACAACATCACATTGAAAAGTATAATACAAACCCAACTAGGGATTCATTACTGATCTCTTTGGATGAATTGAATGTTGGCGAAAACGTATATACGGAATCGGTATCAACTATCAAGAGTATGGAAGAGAATAAAGACGACCATAGGAATAGTGCATGGCAAATTGATGTCACCGAAAAGTGGTGTCAAGATCGTGCATTATATAATGCTGTTATGAAGTCGATTGGTATTTTAAATGACGAGCCTGCGAACAAGGGACAGTTGCCGAAAATGCTACAGGACGCATTAGGCGTGTCATTTGATAGTAATATCGGACACGATTTTATAGATGATTTTGAGGCCAGATATGAATTTTATCAACGTGTAGAAGAAAAAATCGAGTTTCATCTTGATTTATTCAACAAAATTACTAAGGGTGGATTGTCAAAGAAAACTCTTAACATTTGTCTCGCTGGTACTGGCGTTGGTAAATCTTTGTTTATGTGTGACCTTGCGGCAAATCATTTGTTGATGGGTAAGAATGTCCTATACATTACATGCGAAATGTCCGAAGAAAAGATCGCAGAACGTATTGACGCAAATTTGTTGAATACCAATATTCAAGATGTTGCACAAATGCCATATGATACCTTTTGTCGCAAGATCGATAATCTAACAAGAAAGGTCGCAAGTGGTAAACTAATCGTAAAAGAATATCCGACTGCTGTTGCCAATGCAAATCACTTTAGACATTTATTGAACGAATTGACACTCAAAAAGAATTTTCGTCCGGATGTCATCTATATTGATTACCTAAATATATGTTCATCCTCTAGGATTAAAGCCGGTTCTGGCGCAAACTCATATACACTTATTAAGTCTATCGCAGAAGAATTGCGTGGACTTGCAGTAGAAAACAACGTACCGATTATGAGTGCTACGCAGACCACCCGAAGCGGATATAATAGTAGTGATGTAGAACTTACGGACACATCTGAATCATTTGGATTGCCCGCGACTGCTGATTTAATGTTTGCATTGATTGCTACAGAAGAATTGGAAGAACTAAATCAGGTATTAGTAAAACAACTTAAAAATCGTTACAACGATTTAAACAGTTACAAGAGATTTGTGATAGGAATCGACAGGCCTAAAATGCGATTGTATGATGTAGAAAATTCTGCTCAAGATGAGATAATCGACAATAGTGGTGCGAGTCAGGACTACTCAAATAATTTTTCAAATAACTCTAAAAAAATAGGAAGTGTGGAGATTAAAATATGACAGATAAAGTAGAAAATAAAACAGAAGAAAATCTTCCAGAAGGCGCAGAAGCTCATCACTTTGAGGTGGGCGAAGATTTTACGGTCAAGCCGCCTGATGGCAATCACGCATTTATTTCTGTGTGGGATAATGCACTAGAGGATGAATGGTGCGATAAACTAATTGGTATGTTTGAGGATCAAGAGTCCTTGCAACAAAAAACAGTGCATCCGGAGTTTAGAAGTTTTACAGAATTGAATTTTTTCGATCCTCAACTTGGATCTGAGTTTGAGGAAGCTTCTATGTATCTATTGGGTAAAGTTTCTGAATATGTGGAAAGTTATCGTAGACATAATAATATTGTATTCTTTCCAAGTCAGTGTCATAACGAAGAAGTTCGTATGAAAAAGTATGTGGCTGGTAGTGAAGATGATTTTAAATATCATGCAGATGTTGGAGACTATGCTTCAGCCCGCAGATTTTTAGTGTGTTTCTTTTATCTGAATACGGTAGAAGAAGGTGGCCAAACAGCCTTCCCCGATTATAATACCAGTATTGAAGCAAAGAAAGGCAGACTTGCTATTTTCCCGCCATTCTGGACACACCCACATTCTGGCCAACCGGCGATTTCTAATGATAAGTACATTGTAGGAACATATCTACATTACATGTAAACTTTTATAAATAGTGGATATTAACTGAATAAAAAGGTAATTCCATTGGCTAATCTAACCGGCGGTGTTTACATTACATTCGATAAACCTTATATAAATCAGGTTGCGGATTTAATAAAAAACAAAAAAGAAATAATAATCGCCAAGACGAAACAAAAAGTAGAACTGACTCCAGAGATTAAAAAATTTCTGGAGGCAGTCAAGGCAAAATCCCAGACTAGAATAAATTCTGTATTAAAAACTGGTCCTAAATTTAGCACAATATTTAATGGTTATCGATGGACTGATATTGATAAGAGTCAATTTACTGGAATTGGTGGTCAACCGGATGCGAAAACGACCCAAAAACAAGAGCTCGCTTCCCTTTTTGCTATCCAAAAAAGTATAGAAAATAATGGATACACAAATCAAGGTAAGTTTATGAAACTATACCGCGATGATTTAAAAAAGATTTATCCTGATATGAATGAAGAATGGGAAAATACATTCTTTCAACAACAATTAGTAACATATAAAGAAGTTGGTAGAACCAGATATGGCCACTATTCTAGGGATGGTGGATTTATGGATTATATCACAGATATATGTAAAAACAAATATGGTATTTCTAAAAAAGATACATGGAATCCTGCTGATATTTGGTTAGTTTCAGATTTAAATAAAGTAAAGAATACTTTGAAATCAAAAGTTCTTGATGATGTGACATCTTTGGAAGAGTTTAATGCTATTCTTAGGGATATGTTTCACGAAAGAAAAATTGTTGGTATTTCTCTGAAGAAAATGTCAGGAAAAACTGCTAGATGGGAACTTGTAAATCTGGAAAATATGGATTTGTTTGATGATGAAGAATATAATTTTAAATTAGATTCTGTTGATATAAATTTAGATATTAGGCCTAATGGAGAGTTTAAAAACTCAGATACAAAAATAGTGATTTCTGGGAAAAAAGGAAATATTAAGTTTCAAATCAGACAAAACAGTGCTGGATTTAATAACTTAAAAATAGAAGGAACTGATCTAGGGGCAACTTCTGCTCGATTGGGAAAAGTTCCATTGGAAATGGCTGAGAAAGCTTTCGATCGAGAAAAATTAAATTGGAATAATTCTAATAAAAATTTCCCTCGAACTTATGCAGATTTTCTTAAAGACTATGATCATTTTTTATATAAGTTTAAAAAAATTCAACAGTATACTGGAATTACAGAAAATAATTTCAAGAAAAATTTTATGTCTGCATATAATACTAGCAGACCAGATTTCGCCCATAGTAAATTGATGCAAATGCATCTTATATGTGAGATTGTTTCTCTAAAGGGTGAAAAGTTAGATGATCTTGTTACCACGATGGCATTTCTCGCACAGAAAAAAGGAAAAACCTTTGGTCCATTTGGAAAGTTATACTAATAAATGGTTATAATATAAATATAACACCAACAATCAAATAGATAGGAATGAGAAGTATTACAATGGGAGAATTTAAATATGCGTAGTTTTGGGGGGTTTTTAAAGGAGTCTAAGGGCGGTAAAAACCTACATCTTGAACACCTAGAAGATGAAATAATCAATGGTGGAATTGACGGCGGGAGATCTGCAATCAATTTTTTAAAGTCTTTGAGAGATATGCTAGATGGCAATGCTCAAGGAAAAATGAATATGACAGTCAAATGGGACGGGGCCCCAGCGGTATTCGCAGGGATCGATCCTTCAGATGGTAAATTTTTCGTTGCGAAAAAGTCTGTATTTAATGCAGTTCCTTTGCTATACAAATCACTAGCAGAAATAGACGCAGATCCAAAACTAAGTGGTGGATTAGTAGAAAAATTCAAAACTTCTTTTACAGAATTTTCCAAGCTTGGTATCAAGAATGTCATTCAAGGGGATTTAATGTTCACCAATGACAAATCAGATAAAACCTTAGACGGTATTGATTATGTTACTTTTCAACCCAACACATTGATGTATGCTGTAGATAAAAAGTCGGATTTCGGCAAACAAATATCATCTGCAAAAATTGGTGTCGTATGGCACACCAGTTATAGTGGACGGGACTTGCAATCAATGTCAGCCTCATTCGGCGCAGATATATCAAAACTAAAAAAATCTAGTAGTGTCTGGATGGATGATGCAACTTTCAAAGATGTATCCGGAACTGCTAAATTTACTAAGTCGGAAAAAACTTCTGTTGATGGCGCATTGTCAACTATAGGACGCAAATTCAAGAAAATCAAGGCAAATGATTTTAGGGCATTTTTAGATATTCAGAAAAAAGTATTTATCAAGGGACTTGCTGGTGGTAGTTTTAAAACATATCTGAATGGTTATATCCGCGAAGGTAAAAACATATCAACTAAAAATATGGGCAATCTTGGATATTCGATGTTTGTCAAAAAATTCTTTGATGAAAAAATTATTATCAAACTGAAAACCGAAAAGTCAAGAAAAATTAAAGAAGATTTGAGAGACGAAATCGTTGCAAAATTGATCAAACTTGACGGCGTGGCGTATGCAGTTGTGGATTTTATGGAAAGTATGATAGATGCAAAATCTCTAATCGTAAATAAACTAAATAGTGTAAAACAATTAACTGATATTTTTGTGAAAGTTGATAACGGATTTAAGGTTTCAAATCCAGAGGGATATGTTGCTATTGACCGCAATGGCACAACCGCCGTAAAATTGGTGGACAGAATGGAATTCAGTTTCAATAACTTTAACGCAGCAAAGGCATGGGACAAGTAAAATGATCGATATTAATAAAATTTATTCAAGTATGATTGAAAATAATCAACTAGATGAAGGTATCAATGATACGGCTATTTTCAAAGCAGTGTTTCTTGCTGGTGGGCCAGGATCTGGTAAATCTTTTATCGGTACTGAAAAGAAGGGCAAGTCGCCGACTGTTGGTGCTGATCCAAAACAATTTATGGGCGGCGGACAACTAGGTCTTATCAACCTCGGACTTCGAGTTGTCAATCCCGATCCTGCATATGAAAAACTTTTGAAAGCTGCTGGTTTAGACCCAAAAAGTTCTGACGATATTTGGTCTGATGAGGGACAAGATATTAGAGTCAAGGCTAGTGCAATGACTGCAAAACAAAAGGCGCATTATGTCAATGAAAGACTTGGAATAATCATTGACGGCACAGGTAAAGATGTCAATAAAATTATAGGCCAGAAAAAACTTTTGGACGATGCCGGTTATGAAACTGCAATGATTTATGTTAATACAAATCTTGAAACTGCGATTGCAAGGGATGCAAAAAGAGATCGAACTCTTGGTGCTAAGGCAGTTACTAAAATGTGGGACGCAGTTCAAAAAAATGTAAAAAAATACAAAAGTATTTTTGGTTCGAACATGTATATTATTGACAATTCAGATGGATCGAATTGGCTTGGAGAGTCGCAAAAGGCCCATAAAAAAATTGAAAAGTGGGTAAGAAAATCACCCAGTTCTCCAAAGGCCAAGGCATGGATTGCAAGTCAAAGCAAAATGAGAAACGAACCAAAAGGCGGTATTCGTGAAGAAGATTCTCATTATCTGCCCGGATATACGACCGGTTTTTATGGATATGATCCAAAAACTTCTAGATCAAAAATGCAAGACTTGCATCACGATATTCGTAGATGCAGTAGTATCAATGATGCCTGTAATGCAGTTGCAGAAAAATGGAAGTCTAAGTTGGCAGAAATGTCTAAACTCAATGCGACACATTTAGATGATTTGGATGATGAAGATATC